GATCTCAACGGCTCGCGGTGTTCTACTGAGTTTTGTCGTTTCAGGTAACTCCCCAGCGGCTCTCTCACGTGGTAAAACTTCACGCCCTTGCTTGCCAGTCGCATCCAAAATTCATAATCGCCAGCGCTCTTGTAGGTTTCATCGAAGTAACCGAACTGTTTATGCAACCTCACTCTCCACATCGGCATTGGCCCCAAGAAGCACGCCTTGATCAACTTATCCAGCCCGCCCTCTTTCCAGCGGTACTCACCGATCGGATTGCCGCCGATTTCCTCAACGATGGAAACGTCCGGGTAAACCACGCCGTAAGTCGTTTCCTTGTCCAAAATGTCAGCCATTTTCTTTAGCGCGTGAGGCGCGAGGCGGTCATCACAATTCGCGTTCGTGACATACGGGGTGTTACTTGCCTTGATGCCGATGTTCCATGCCTCATACACGCCCGGAATGTCGTTAGTCTGGATAATCTCAACCTGTGGGAAACGCGCACATATCCCGGCCTCAATGGATCCCTTTTGCGCGACGGCGATAATGTCCACCTTCTCGGTCTGACTGACAAGGTTTTCCAGCCTGCCTTGAATGTAATCCTCTGCGAAATATGCGCTGATGATTGCCGTCACTCTACCAGTCATTGATATTCCCTTTTTCGAATACCTGTTCTTTCGTTCCCGGTGTGAGGTTGATAATCCTGCGCCCGTGAACTTCATACATCGCCCTTGCCAGTTTGTAGGCGTGTTCGCTCCGTACCAGGTCGGGGTTATTCCAATGCTTCCCCTTGAAATAATCAGGGTGGAAGTGGTTCGGGTCGTTGCCGTCCAGTACCATCTCTTGATTCGGAGCGCCGTGATACTGGAATGAGTGGTCAACGCCAACGAGTAACACATTCTTGAAGCCCATGTAATACGCGATCTGCATACAAACAAATGTTACGGTATGCCCCTCGTAAATCCATTGACTCGCGTCCTGCGAGAACACCACCACGCCGGATGAGTTCAACGGTAAGCAGGTATCATCGAAACAATACGAGGCTGGTAAAAACTTCGGCGCGTCTATCTTTGCAATGTCCTCTGCAAACTGGCTGATTACCAGCGGGTTCACGGAGCAGTAATACGTCGGGGTGAAGCCGTCCATCAGGTAGATTCTATTTGTCCCAAATGTCGGGTACTTTTTCAGGAAGTCAAGCGGTACATCTCTCAATGACGGTCCGTTTCCGATAATCAAACAGGTTTCGCCTTCGTGTAAATCCCTGTAATATCGCCACGATCCTGGCGCTTGCGTGTTCGCTGTAATATCAGACATGCGCTAATGCCCTCTTGTATCTCTGGAATGAACCGCAATCGAAGTACCAGGCGAGTGAGTACGTCCCCCATCCGAGTTGCTCCATTGCCATATTGAACGCTTGCGTGTAATCCCTAATTTCAGGCAAGTATTTCTTCCATAACTCGACGCATTCCCTTGACCATACCAGCGTTCCCCACGCGGTTTGTGGAGGTGCTAGTGATGCGCTCTTGTCAACGATTTCGCCGTTCAATAACACGCCGTAATTCTGCGGGTCAAATGTCTCAAACAACCCGAGCATAAACTGGTGGTCTGGTAATTCCGGGAATCTTCCCTGCTCCTGCATTGTGTCCGGCATGATGAAGTAATACCAATCCGCGTCAATGTTCAATGTCGATGCTATCGCGCCCCAAATATCAGGCTTGTCCACCTGCGTTACAAACTCGACGTTCCTTCCCTGCAAGGCTACGGAGTGCGCCGCGATCTTCTGCGGGTTCGTGACAATGATTGTTGTGTCAACCGGTATCATTTCGAGCGTGTCAACCGCGCGGGATAGCAGGGTCATGGATTCGCCAACGGGTAGAAGTTCCTTGAACACGCCGCCGAATCGTTTTGCTGCGCCAGCCGCCGGGATGATTCCGACTCTATTCGATGCCATGTTTCTCCTTGAGGTAGTTCATCAAACTATTAAGCAGTTCCGTTTTTTTCTCTTTGAAGTCAGCCCGCGCCTGCTCTTTGTCCATGTAAAGATGCTCAATTCCCCACTCGTCACGATCAAACTCTATCAGGGGTATTCCCTCTTTAGCGGCTCTTATGCAGTAATCAATGTCCTCGAAATACATCGGGGTAAACGCTTCGTCAAACTTGCCTATTTTATGCCACACCTCACGGCTGATTAACATGCACCAACTGGAAAGATAATCAGGTTTCGATTTCAGCAGTTCGTGGCCTGTCCATTTTTTGAATCCATAGAGCGTGGACGTGGCAAGCGATTCAACCCTTTTTGTAAAGGCTTTATGCACCCTCACATCGTTGTTCATTACAACGTACCAATCTGAATCCCCTGCCCGGTCAATACCCCAATTCAACGCTTCTGCATAACCAAGTCTCTTGTCAGTCCTGTGGATATGCTCACCTTTCGGGTAGGGAGTAGCACTTGCGTTATCCACAACAACGATGTTTGCATCCGGCTCGTGAGTCCAAATATCCGCTATCAACGGGCGCGTGTAGCGTTCCCAGTCGTCAATGCCAACGATAATCACGCTAAGCATCCCGCGCCTCCATGAGGTCTTGATTGTTCGCCGCCCACTTTTGCCACGTCGCGCCGTCAATAATGGCGGGGGTGATATGAGGACTTGTCACGGTAACATCCACCCACATCTTGATTCCGTGCTGTACACACAGTTTGTTGAACCCAATGTCTTCACCAGGCCACGCGTCACGCCACGCTTGCGAGTAATCATTCACGAACCAGGGGGGCGGGATGGTCTCTAATACTTCACGCGCTATGAGGATGCTACCCGTCCCCAGCCGGTCAACTTCCAGAATCTCGTCTTCCTTGTCCCACGCGATCGTGTACATCGAGCCGTCCGAGCCGATCTTGTACGCGCACGGGTCGTAAGGCTCTGAACGCCTGTAATTCAGCCCACCCACGACTTGATACTTCTTCGGGTCTTTCACGACCCACCGCGCCAGCCGTTGAATAATGTCGTGCGGGTGAACGTGGTCAATGTCGAGCATGAGGAGATGCGTGAAGTCTGATTTCAGCAACTCCATGCTTGCCCGGTTGCGCGCCAGGTCTGTGCGTTGATACGGCATGTTCAACACAACCGGACCCTGCGCCGCTATCTGCATCATAGACGGAAATACGAGGTCGGCGTAACTGATTGTGCGTTCAAGAAGGAACGCGACCAGTATTCGGGGGAAAGCCCAACTCATAATCGGGTACTGCTCTAATACGTTCTTTTTCTCGACCATCTTCTCCTTAGGTGATTACCGTCTGAATTTTTATATCTCTCACGGTGTACCTGAATCCAACCGTGTCAATCCCTGCGTAGTTCATCGCGATCAAACCGGTACTGGTAATGTTGCCAAACGTCGATACCGTGTTATTGAGTTTCGTGTCGAGCAGGTCATCAAACAGTTTTATTGGAATGTCATCGTAGAGCGCCACGATCCTTTTATGCGCTTGCGGGAGGGTGTTTCTAGGCGTATGGATTTCGATGACCACGTTATACAGTGCGGTCATGTAGCCGGATGGAAGTCCAGAGATGAACTCGGATTCGCCAGGGTACATCACGACCCAATTCTCTACCGTCGGCAGGGCTTCCGGCAGGTACTGGTCAGCGCCCTTGATTCCGGTGATGCCCTCAATGACTGTCTGCATTCTCGCGATTGCGTCTTGTATCGCCATTACACCCGCCTCACGTATGGAGAAAGTAGCATCTTAACGTCCGGGTCAAGGTCGGGGATTGTCATGCCCTGTTGCATATCCCCACCAGCGACCACGCCAAACGGCGCGTCTTTCCTCTTGAACAGCCGGATGCTTTGAATCTTGCACGCCTCACTCACCGGCTTCGGGGTGACCGCGCTGAATCCAAACGAGCCGACGATCTGCACCGCGCGTTTCACGCCAAGAGGGAAGCTGTGACTGCCATACCCGCTTGCTTCGATCCACGTGTAGGGGCGTCCATTCTCCCCCGCGTTGAACGGCATGAGGTGGTAATCAGATGCGCTCCATGTCGTTTCAAACGTGCCGTCGTTGTCATCGTCGGTCTTGAGGCTGGCCACGCTGATTATGTCATCGGTGTAAATCTGATCAATGCTCACCGGTGCGTAATACCTTGTATCGGTCTCCGCGTAGAACCTGCGCCCGGTGTGGTTGTCGATCAACCGGCTGACGCTCTCAATGGTCGCCTCAAGGTAGAAGTCATCGTCCCTTTCGTCAAGCGGTATGCCGAGCGCGGTCTTGACTGTTACGAGCGTTGTGTAGCCGTTTGATATGGTCATTATTTCACCTTGATACCCTTCGCGTGCACTGGCTTTTCCACGACCTTGACGGCTGGTTTCAAGAGTTCGGCATATCCACCGCGTAGGAAGTTATCCAGCGCGTCAGGGTCTGTCAGTTCAACCTCTTGACCTTCCTTGAATCGGATTGACTTGCCGTCCACCAGTCCGTTGAAGTTCTGCAAAATTCGTATCTTCATGATTATCCTTTGCCCCGGCAGTCACCCACCGGGGCTTTGATTCGATTAGGTTCTGACGTACTGCGCGGCAAAAG